AACTAGCCATAGGATATAGGGCTTGCCCGTTTTTTTCTTGACCAATGTATATATGTTAAGACCTGTAGCACGATTCATGCGGAACAAAATGATAACGCTATGCCCGACGACGTATGAACTCTCAAAGAAGATGCCAAATTTTAGTGGATGGGTTCGTAAGATGATTCTAGAAAATGGAAAGAAGACAGGAATAACCAAGCCTGATCGTGAAATGTTACATCGTGAGTGTGATACTTTTGTTGTCGCACGATGGCAGCACATGATGGATGGAACTTATGCATGGTTTGGATATTGTGAAACTTGTCAGTGCGACGTACAGTGGAAGGTGAAATCATGAGTAGGTATGCTAAACCATGTTTAGTCTGTGGCGGTTATTACCCAGGGGATTGCAAATGCGATCAGGAAACTTGTCCATGCGACGGATGTTGTATCCTTCGAGGTGAAGAAGAATGAGTAAAGATTATTCTTGGCATTACTCTCAAGCGCGAGAGCAATGGGTTGACAAATTTTTCAATGAACACCATCCAAAACATGAGGAATGGAATCAGATTCGACAAATGTTTGAGATCGATGAGCTTCCCGATCATGATGAAGAATTAAGATATGCTCTCGAATCTTTTGATGAATGTGAACAAGTTAAACTAATTCACGACACAACGCATGGTCATTGTCTAAAGATAAAATGGGAACACGGCGCATGGTGGACTGGAGACAATATGCACTTCTACTACTGCATTCTACTTCCAATCGATAAAGTAGAGATGTTTGAACCTGCAGCTTTAGCCAGGATGAAACCTAAGCAAAGAAAACTTTGGAATCGATCTTAATCCTGGTTCTTTCTAAATTCTGCTGCGACCCTCATTGCTGCAGCTACCGACAAAGCCATTCCTCGAAGTCTTGGATTTGTAACTGCAATCTTTGTCGCACGCTTAGCTAAGAGTAAATCTGATGATTTAGAAGTTCCATTCTTGGCAATGTCTTCATCATGAAGCATACATGCGCGGTCTAAATCATCTATTGGTTTTATGAAATCCAATTGAAACATTTTAGATTCTGGATGGTTCTTACCGCGTGTCCAGTTAGATCCACAATAGTGACCGTGAATCTTTCCAGTGCTAGGAACCTTCACAGCCATGTCCATGCCATCAAAATATAGTCTGCAACAGTCGCTCCAGCAACCGTGACCAATGTAGCAATTGAAAGAAAGACATTGAACTTCATCAATGATTCGAGAGATGTTTCCTTTGCTTCTTTCTTTTCTGCTCTAGCCATAAGCCATTCAGCAAACTTTGTTGTTGGTGTTTTCTTTTCGATTTGTTCTTCTTCCATGGTAATCACGCTATGTCCTGTTGTAGTAAGTAAGATCGTCTAAGTTCCATAATCTGTTCTAGATCGGAAAGTTCACCTGCATGTCCTTGAATTCTAAACTCAACTTCGGGTGCTCTTAATTGGTCAAATGCTGTTGGTGTTCCTTCAAACAAATAGATTCGATAGCAATACAAAGTATCGCTCATGGTTATAGCAGCATCTCCAAAAAACGATTCGCCTTTTATCTCTGCAACATTTGATGGGGTTTCTTGTGTATTCTGCAATTGCCTGAATCGACCATAGAGTATGTTGTCTGTTGAAATTGTTTTAACAGTTGGAACAATCATATCTGAAAAGACACCTGGGGTTCTGTACTTTAGCAATTCACCAGATATTCCACGAATCCATCCATCTGCATCCCATGGCACATCTGTTACAACTAACCATTCATAACATACAACTTCTGGATTGTATGGTGCTGATGTTGCTAGGTTTGTTCCAGCTGCATAAGCAGATGTTTGAGCAACTTCAACATTTGAAATCATAAGCGCTTTCTCAAGATGAGTTGTCAATCCACTAATATCAATTTCATAAACACCAAAGAATTCGTTTGAACCTGTTGTTGGTGTTTGGTAATCGTTTGGATAATCAGGCAAAGTCAAAGGTTGTTCCCATACTGTATTAGTCGCATCACGGGCGCGAGCAAGTGCTCTTAATTGACCTTTAATTTCAATCACTTTAACGACCTCTTTCTTTCTGGAGATCTCTTCCAAGACTTTGCAGCCTTTTTGAATCGTGCTTGGTGATTCGTACGCGGATGCTTTTTCTTAAGTCGCGCAAGTTCCTTTTTCATATACTGATTGTATGCTGAAGGTTTTCTTGGCTTTTTCTTGACGGTACGCTTCGCCTTAGGTTTAGTTGTGGATGCTTTAGGCGAAGACGCACCTTGGGAAAGTGCAGCTCGAATGATACGACCCAACTCATCATCTGTTAATGACAAAGAGATCGCCTCAGTTATCTGCAGCTGTTGATTGGATTGCAATTGCCATGAAGTCTTTGGCAGATAGTGAAACAATAGATGCATGAACACGAACTGTAACGTTAAGATTCTTAGCAGCTGTTAGACTTGAAGTTTCTCCAGTAATATACAATTGGTCATTTACAACAAATCGGCCATCATCAGAACCTTTTCCAAAGTTATCTGGATAGAGGTCTGTTGCCATAGACAAGAATGCATCTGAATCGAAAGTTAGTTTCATCGATGATACTAGTGCGCGGTCATTAGCGAAAACTAAACCTCCACGGTTTAGATCAGTAAGTTGAACTTGAATTTCACCGTCGCTCATTGAACTAGCAAGTGTAGAGTTTGCATTTGTTCCTTGAACAACATAATCAACAGAATGAATCTGGAGAGCTTGACGATCACCAACATCAACATATGAACCAAGGTCAATAGTTGCAAAGGTGTTCGTTGAAGCTGCTGTAATAGTCAGTCGTTCGGTTAGGGTAAACATGCTTGTTTTTCTGGTAGCCATAATAATCACGGGTGGAGCAGCAAGCAGTTATCAGACGTATGACGATCCAGAACGTTCCTGCTTACTCCTCCAACTAACCCTATCATGACTGGGCTCTTAATACTTGCAGTCCCATCTCCGCGGCGAAGCCGCCAATCTTCAGCGCCATTACCAAAAGCAACAGTAAGATACCATCCCACTGCTCCCACCCGTTGCTAACTAGCCATAGGATATAGGGCTTGCCCGTTTTTTTCTTGACCAA